TCATCACCATAGATATCAGTCTTAGGTTTACACTTTTCTTTGATTAGTTTTTCCACAAAGGCAAACATTTTAAGACCATTCTTTTCACAATACTCTTTTAATATTTTATGTGTTTGTGGTGTAATTTTTAAGTTTTTATCCCTTTTCATATTATATAAATATGAAAGTATGACAAAAGTATGATAAAATTCATACTATTTTTTGTTGTAAAACAACAAAAATAATTTTTTCAAAAATATCTGCATATTTATTATAAAAAAGAAATTAATAATAAAAATTTAAAAAATAAAATTAAATGGCATCAACAGACAGAATTTTTGTAAGTCCAGGTGTATTCACATCAGAGAAGGACTTAACATTTGTTACGAGACAAGTCGGTGTTACAACGTTGGGATTGTTGGGAGAAACTCCTAAAGGACCTGCGTTTGAACCCGTATTTATCTCTAACTACGATGAGTTTATTAGTTACTTTGGTGGACTTAACACAGAAAAGTTTAAGGGAACAGGTTACCAAAAGTACGAACTAAACTATATCGCCAAATCATTTTTAACTCAAACTAATCAACTATACGTAAGTAGGATTTTGGGTTATTCGGGGTATAAAGCGGGTGATGCATGGTCAATCACATTAGACTCCGCAGAGGATCCTGACACAGTAGGAAGTGCGGGAACGGCAACTTATACAGGTGGGACACAACCACTTTTAACCTACACCGCAGAAACAACGGGAGCACCAGTCTCTTTAACTTGGGCAGACGCAAATTTAGAAGCGTTATACAATGACGGACAATTTTCATTATCGACATTAGGACTATTAGACGTAGGACAAGTTATTTCTGAGTCCGATCCAGTATATGTTAAAACAAATTGTGACTTTAGTGGGGCAACTTTTGATATGGAAGTAACTGCAACAGGAACAAGTGGAAGTTATGTAACTGGTACTACAAGTGGTACGGTTGTTAGTTATACCGCAACTTGTTTAACAGACATAGATGGTAGTGTAATTGCAACTTTGAGATCGAGAGGTACTTATAACGCAGATGAGGAGTTAGTATTTGAAGTTACTGGTAATTCAGCGACAATGAGTAATACTACAAGTATTGCGAGTAACGCATTAGCATCGTTTACTATCGGTGGTACCGCAACAAACGGTAACACATTTAGTTATGATGTATCTATGGACAGAACTAAAAAGAATTATTTACCTAGAGTATTCGGTTCTTCTACACAAGATAAAGAAACTGAATTATGGGTTGAGGAAATATATGAGAATGTGTTAGTAGATTTAATCGCTAAAGATCAAGTTAGAGGTTTGGATGTAACTTTCAACACTATTAGTGGAGATTCAACTAATAATTTAAATAATTATCAAGAACAATGGAAATCAGCGGCTTCACCTTGGGTACTTTCAGAACTAATGGGTACAGGATCAGGTGCAACTTTACAAAGACTATTTAGATTCATTACAATATCTGATGGTAACGCAGCGAATGAAGACGTTAAATTCTCAATTGTTAATATCAGACCTGACAATAGAACATTTGACTTATTAGTTAGAAGTTTTAATGATACTGACGCTAACCCATCAGTAGTCGAAAAATTCTCAAATATTAGTTTAGATGTAAACGCAACAGGATTTATCGGAAGAAAGATCGGTACTTCTAACGGAGAATATCCATTGAGAAGTAGGTATATTATGGTTGAGTTGTATGACGAAAACGACCCTAGTTTAGCAAGTAGAGTACCTGCAGGATTCGAAGGGGTATTAAATAGAACATACATTGGAAGTAGAACTTCTCTACCACCAAAAATTGAATATAAAACACAATACCCAACGTCATTGACTACCGCACAATTAAGAAGAACTTATTTAGGTTTAAATTCTGAAATTGGTGTAGATCAAGACTTCTTTGATTACAAAGGTAAAAACGCAGTTAACAACGGTGTATATACAGGAAAAACAGATGGTTTCCACTTAGACGTAAACGCAAATGGTGCGGAAGTTAATTTAGGAGATGATAGTTACGTCCCAACATTACAAGTTGGTGTATCTGCTTTTACTAACGATGCTAGTTTAGTGGGTGGACCTTATGAAAGATTATCAGCTAGAAAATTCACATTCACATCATTCGGTGGATGGGACGGATGGGATGAATACAGACTACAAAGAACTAATACGGATAATTATACTAAAACTGGTTCTAAAGGTTCTCTTGGAGAATCAAAAGGAGTATTCTCATCATTTGTAACAACTGAAGGTGATCAAGGAATCACTTCTGACTATTACGCATACTTAAACGGTATTTACACTTATAACAATCCTGAAGCGGTTAACATTAACGTATTCGCAACACCAGGTATTGATTTAAGAGATAATATTGGATTAGTAGATAACGCAGTAGATATGGTAGAAGTTGATAGAGCGGATTCACTTTATGTTATTACAACACCTGATACTGATAGTGATGGACAAGCAATTACACCAGACGAAGCGGTAGACATTATAGAAGATTCGGCAATCGATTCTAACTACTCCGCTACATACTGGCCGTGGTTACAGATGAATGATACAGAAAATAACAGATATGTATGGTTACCACCTACAGTAGAGGTTATGAGAAACATCGCACTTACCGATAATGTAGCGTTCCCTTGGTTCGCAGCAGCAGGTTTAAATAGAGGTACAACAAACGCAATCAAAGCGAGAGTGAAACTTAAATTAGATGATAGAGATGACTTATACGAAGGAAGAATTAACCCAATGGCGACATTCTCAGATGTAGGAGTTGTAATCTTCGGTAATAAAACTTTACAAGTTAAAGAAACCGCTCTTAACAGAATTAATGTTAGAAGATTGTTGTTACAAGCGAGAAAACTTATTTCAGCGGTGTCAATCAGATTGTTATTCGAACAAAATGATGATGTTGTAAGAAATCAGTTCTTAAGTTTGGTTAACCCAATTTTGGATAACATTAGAAAAGAGAGAGGTTTAACTGACTTTAGAGTGGTATTAGATGATACACCAGAGTCTATTGATAGAAACGAACTTAATGGTAGAATATTTATTAAACCAACAAGATCGTTAGAATTCATTTCGATTGAGTTCAACATCACTAACACTGGAGCATCTTTCGATGATATTTAATAATAGTATATGATAATGGGTGGGTAACCGCCCATTATTTTTTAAATTTAAATTTTATGAAAAAACTAGTTAGAATCACTGAATCCGATTTACAACGAATTGTTAAAAAGGTAATCAGAGAAGAATATGAAGAAGATTTTGATCTTCCAATAGAAAAAAAATTAGATGATATCTTTTTTGGTAGTGACAGAGATAATGTTTTCACACCTCAAGGTGAGTATGGTTATTTATCACAAGAAAAAAGACTAAGTAAACAAGTTACCCCTAGACAAAGAAAAAGAAGGATACAACAAGTAGTCAACCAACTTGAAAACTATATTAGTTATTTAAAATCAAGAGTTGGGGAGGAAGATGTTTTTATAGGTAATAAAGAGTATAAAGATGTTTGGGGTGACTATTAATGATAATAAAAATTTCATCGTTTAATTAACTTTTTAAAAAATGATGATATTTATAAATAAATAATAATAATAAAAATTAAAAAAATGAAAATTAGAAAAAACGGAAAAGTAATTAATTTATCTGAGTCTGATTTAAGAAGAATCGTTAAAAGAGTTATTACTGAACAAAAGGACGATAAGAGTTGGTGGGAGGAAATGAAACGAGATGCTAATTATATTAAAGATGATATAGTAAGAGCTTTTGGTGAAACTTCTGAAATACCTGCGAGTTTTGGTAAATTGTTTAATTATGTAACTAGTCAAGACTATTCTAAAATTATGGGAGATGCTTTTGAACAAGCCAAAAAAGATCTATATAATGACGCAAAAGATGTTTGGAATACAGTATCTGGATGGTTTAATGAGTCATATTTAGCAGAACAAGAGGGTGAAATGGGTCCAATTGCAAAATATTTTAAAAGAGTTAAAGATAAAAGAACACTTAACAGAGTTCTTAAAAATTTAAAAAAATTCGCAGGTAAAATATTAGATAAAGAGTAATTTTAGATAATATTTAATTTTTTTAATAAATTATTTGGTAGATTGGTTTTTTATTCATATATTTGTTTTAATAAAAATTAATAATATGAAAAGTTTAAAAGAAAAATCAGTAAAAAAAATGGGATTTATTAAAAACACTACAATTGATATTGTTTTTGGTATTTGTTTAGTTTTGTTAGGATTTGGGGTATTCCCTAGTGATTATCAACACAACGCACCAACAATGTTTGTATTGTTTAGTTTAATTGTCTATGGATTGGGTAAAATGTTATCTAGATTTACAATTAAAACTATAGAAAGTAAAGTAGACGGTGGGAATAAATTTTTTGATTACTTAAGATTTGTCCCAATTACATTAATTTTTTTAATTATGTATATAACCGCATAAAAATTTAATAAATTTAATTTTAAAACCCATCGATCGATGGGTTTTTTTATTTATAAGAATATTTATAATATATGAATATTAAACTTACAGAGTCACAATATAAATTATTAAAAGAATTTAAGAAAAAGGCGTATTCATTTGATTGGGATGATAACATATTAATTATGCCCACAAGAATACATTTGGATTATAGAATTGGTAATACGGATGCATATGTACCAGTTTCGGTTTCTACAGAACAATTTAGAAGTGTTAGACATAAGTTAGGTAATGAGTTTAGATATCTTAATAATGATATCGCACAATCATTTAAAGATTTCAGAGATTATGATGCATTTATAGAAGACACAAAAAGAGCATTATATCAAAATAGAATTGGGCCTAGTTTCCAAAAATTTAAAGAGGCGTTAATAAGTGGTAGTGACTTTTCTATAATCACCGCCAGATCAAATCCACCACAGGCGATTAAAGAAGGTATTAAAGTAATCATAAATAATGCGTTTAGTTATGTGGAAAGAAAAGAGATGGAAAAGAACCTTAATGGTTTATCTATAGATGAATATTTAAATCTACAAGATTATCATCCAGTATCTTCATCAGAGTTCGCCAAACAATTCGGATTAGAAAGTGTGGGGACAAATCCCGAAGAAGGGAAGAAAATTGCGTTTAAAAGTTTTGTTGATAGAATTGTAAGTCAAATATCTAAAATAAAAGATGACGATGATTTTGAAGGTATTAGTGTTGGGTTTAGTGACGATGATTTAGGAAACGTAGAAGTGGTAGAAGATTTAATTAGAGATGAATTAAAAAATTTATATCCCGAAATTAATTTTATTGTTTACGATACCTCAGATCCAAAAGATACAAAAAAGAAAAGAATAATAATTAAAAAATAATTTTTTTTAAAAACTGAATATTTATATAATAAATAAGATAATAACTATAACAAAGAATTAAAAAAAGAAAAAAATGGCAGATTTATTAATGAGAATGCCTGTTCCTTACGAACCGTTAAGAAAGAATAGGTTTATTTTGAGATTCCCAGATGAATTAGGGATTCAAGAATGGTGGGTTTCTACTACATCTAGACCTAAATATACGAGTCAGGAAGTGGAAATTCCATTTTTAAATACATCTACTTATGTGATTGGTAGATTTAATTGGGATTCTATTTCCGTAACATTTAGAGATCCTATCGGACCTTCCGCAACACAAGCGTTGATGGAATGGGTACGTTTACACTCAGAATCAGTAACAGGTAGACAAGGTTACGCTGCGGGATATAAGAAAGACGTAGAATTAGAAATGTTAGACCCAACTGGTGTTGTTGTTCAGAAGTGGATTTTACAAGGTACACAATTGAATGACGCAGATTTTGGTTCATTAGACTATTCATCTTCAGATTTGGCGGATATCACTTGTACGCTCAGGTTTGATAGGGCGATAAACGTGTTTTAGGATATTAGAATATTTAATTTTATAAAAGAATCCTTATCATTAGTTTGGTAGGGATTTTTTGTTATTTGTGTATATTTATATAAAAATGTCTTTATGAAAAAACTTAACACATTAAACGAGGAAATAAATCGAATGAAGTCATTATTCGGTGAAAGTCGTTTATATGGTAATCTGGTGGAACAAACTGAAGAAAAAACAGGTTGTATAGAGGGTGATTGTGAAAACGGAAAAGGAACTTTGACTTTCTCTGATGGATCTAAGTATGAAGGAGAATTTAAGGATGGTTTCTCAAACGGAAAAGGAACTTATACTTGGCCTGATGGATCTAAGTTTGAAGGAGACTTTAAGCGTGGTAAACAAAACGGACAAGGAACTTTGACTTATTCTAATGGATCTAAGTTGGAAGGAGAATGGAAGAATGGTAAACGTAAGGGACAAGGAACTATTACTTATACTAATGGATCTAAGTATGTAGGAGAATTGAAGGGTGGTAAACGTAACGGAAAAGGAACTTTGACTTCGAGTGATGGAACTATAATATATGATGGTTTGTGGAAGGATGATAAAAAAGTAGAAACTGAAGAAAATACTGACACATCAAAAGAAACTGAACAAAATACTGACACATCAAAAGAAACAGAAACTGAACAAAATACTGACACATCAAAAGAAACTGAAGAAAAAACAGGTTGTATAGAGGGAGATTGTGAAAACGGAAAAGGAACTATGACTTATGATGATGGATCTAAGTATGTAGGAGAATGGAAGGATGGTAAACAAAACGGAAAAGGAACTATTACTTCGAGTAAAGGAGATAAGTATGAAGGAGAATGGAAGGATGGTATACCAAACGGAGAAGGAACTATGACTTATTCTGATGGAGAGAAGTATGAAGGAGAATTTAAGGATGGTGATTTTAACGGAAAAGGAACTAAGACTTATTCTAATGGAGATAAGTATGAAGGAGAATGGAAGGATGATCGCAAAAACGGAAAAGGAACTTATTTCTATAATAATGGAGATAAGTATGTAGGAGGATGGAAGGATGGTAAACGTAACGGACAAGGAACTTATACTTATTCTGATGGGGAGAAGTATGAAGGAGAATTTAAGGATGATAAAAAAGTAGGTTCAGGAGATATAATTGGAGTAAACTATAGAACTGGTAAGAAAACTATTGATGGTGTTCTTAAAAAAGTAAAAGATAAAGATGGGGAGACAACATTCATAATTAAAAATAGAAAGGTACCGATACTAAATCCTCGTAGAAATGGTTTTATAGATGATGACGCAAAAAGAGGTGTTATGGATGCATTAAAAAATATAGGTATTGATACGACAAATAAAACTATTAATGTTATAAATGATAGAAAATTTACCATAAAATGAGAAAAAATATAAAAACAATAAACGAAGAGATTGATAGAATAAAATCTTTATTTACCGAAGAAAGATTATTTGGTAATCTTGTGGAACAAGAAGAAGATCCTTTCTCTAAAAAAAGTGCGAGAAAAAGTAAAAAAGTACAAACAAAAGATGATAAAGATATTGCGAAGAAAAAAGAAAAACGTGATAGTAATATAAAAAAAGATAAAAGACAATATAGGAGAGCGTTAAGTAAATTTTGTAAAAAGGAAGTTGGTAAATTAGTTAATGTTTTTATTGAGAAAAAGAATAGGTTAGAAGTAAAACCAAAAGGACTTAGTACGACATGGGACGAATTATTAAAAACATATAAATTAAAATATCCTACCGAAACAAAAGTTTCAAACGATGAAGGAAAAGAAAATTTTAAAACGGAGGAAAAAACTTATTCTGAAGTTCTACAAGGATGTTCAACTGCATTTAATTCTGAAGAATTAGGAATTAAGTCTTACGCAGGTAAAGCACCAAAAGACATATTACAAATATTGTTTGGGATTACTGATACTACAAAAAGTACTGATGAAAGAAATAATTTATTTATTAATTTAGAAGGTGGAGTTAAAGAAAAAGTTAAAGATGTTACAGGTATAGATACATTAAAGGCAAAATTAAAAAGTATTGGGGCATCAACATTTAAGAATGACAAAAATCTTACCGCAGGTGAACTATTTGTTAATTTAGATAACGATGGATTTGTATATTTAATAAAACCATCTGGTAAGTTTACACCAGTAAAAGAATTGGTTGGTGGTAAATTTGGTTTGTATGATGATTTTAAAAAAGGTATCGAAGTCGCAGTAAAAGATTTAAAAACTAAAGTAGAAAAAGAAAGTGCGGAGTTAAAAGATAAATTACCAGATAGTTTAGATGGTATTACATTTATAGATAAGAAAAAATTTAGATTACCTAAACCTCAATAGAATGAAAATTATATTAACAGAATCTCAGTACAGACGTGTCTTTTTAAATGAACAATCTTCTATTGATGATATTATAGTATATTTTAATGAAGATAAGGGTACTATTGTTGAACAAACCGCAAGACTTTATAGATTGTGGGCAAATTCCACACCTGAGTTATCAAAAAAATATGGTAAGGAAAGTGAGTTTGATTTGGACGCAATTAGAAAACCTGCCAATAGTGGTACTTTCGAAAAATCTTTTTCTAAGGGAAAATCTCAGTTTGATAAAGATTATTTAATTGTCCCTAATAAATATAGTTTTAAAGATGGTGTTAATGTTATCAGTGATCAAAATAAAAGTTTATATATAACACAAGGTGGTAGAGTTAAATATAAAGTTAATACTAAAAAAGTATTACCTGAAAAATTATCTACAGATGATTTAATTTACGATAGTAATGGTAATATCATTAGAGGTGGTAAAAAGACTGATTATTCAGGTAAAAAGGTTTATTACACTTATTATGAAGGTACTGGGCCTGAAATAATAAAAAAAGTAAGGAATATATACTCTTCCCCAAATACAAAAAGGGCAACTAATGTTACACAAAAAGAAAAAGAATCTGATATTGAAAAAAAATTAGTTTCTTTTAGAAATACTATAGATTATTTAGAGGACATCGGGTTAGGTGTTAGAGATCCACTTAGGGGTAGGTTAATTCCTTATAAGAAAACTGATACATTTAAATACGCAGAAGATATTCCTTCTGATAACTATTTATTTGCAAGAACCGCAATTAATGCTATGAAATATTTAGATTATCTAAAGGCAGATAAAACAATTTCAGGTGTTAAAGGAGACTCAACAGTATGTGTCACTAAATTAGGAGATAGTTGTAAAGGTGCGGCACCTTATATTACATCTAATACTTACACATTAAATTTGGCTAAAGTTTTGGGTAATAAAAAAATAGGTAACTATCCCGCAAACTACGTTGTATATGATCATGGTTTTTATTTTGATTGGGGTAAAATTGTGGAGGATTTAGAAAATAAATTTAAAAGTGATAAATTCTCATATAAGAGTAGTTTATTTCCAGATGGTTGGTGGAATTATTTTACACAATCTTATAATATTGGATCAACGGGTAGTTTTAATAAAGTTGTAAGTTCAATTAACTCTATAAGTAGTGGTGACATACCAAAAATAAATACTCTTAATAAATATGAAGGTGGTGGTAGTTTTATCTCTTGGTTAGAGAGTTGGGATGAACAAGATTGGATAGATGCTGCGTCTATTATATTATATCTAATACCGACACCTATGACTTGGGCTGCGGCAACTGGTTTAGAGGTATTAAATGCGGGTATATCTGTAAGTAAAGGTGAATATACCGATGCTGCTTTGAGAAGTGGATTTTTAATCGGTGGGGCTTTACTTTCTAAATCACTATCAAGTAGTTACAAAGTTAGTAAAGAAGCCGCAGAGGAGACAACTAATTTATTAACAAAAATAGATGGGGTTTCTAAAAAAGAAGCTAACGAAATTATAAAGAAAGAATATAAAATTATGAAATCTGATTCTAAAAAGTTAATAGATGATCTTATGAATAGGTCAAATAAACAAATAAGTGAATTACAAAATTTGGCTAAGAAGAATCAAGAATTTATGAATAAGATCGATGAATATATGAAACCACCATATAATTTTAAAGAATCTAAAGCAGTTAGACGGGCAGGTGTCGATACTTGGGGTGAAAATGAATTTCAAAAGTACTGGATACATATTGCACCTACCACAAAAACTGAAGCAATAATAATGTCTTTACTATATGGTGGTATGCAATTATATAGTTATACTAAGTTTGAAGAAAGTTTGATGGAAAAAGGAGCTTCTAAAGAAGAGGTTAAATTATCTTTATCTAAAATATTACAAGATTTTAACGTAAAAACTGAAGAGGAGGTTGAGGCAGCATTAAATAAATGTAATTCTGCATTAGAAAAATATGATAGTTATGGTTTTATAGATCCCTTACCAATATATAATAAGTTTACTAATAATTGTACACAAGATTTCGAATCTATTAGTGATAAAAATGAAAATGAAAAAATAAAAAATGGTGGAATAACTGTTAAAGGTGGTGGTCCATATGACTATAAAATATATCCTGATATAGATTCTGAAGATTCTTGGGTTTACACAAAAGAAAAGAGTTCAGATAATTGGAGAAAGGGTAACTGCGAAACTGCAAAAATAATATTTAAAACATATTGTAAAACTAATCAAACTTTTATAGATACTAGTGAAGGACAATCTTGTATTAAAATGTTAGGTGGGGAAGAATGGGAAAAGGCTATGGCATTTATTTCTTTAAATTACGATTCTAATGATGAAATAAGTATAGAAGATATAGATGGTGCAGATGAAATAATTGATTGGGTAATTGATTTTACTTTTGAATGATATATTTATATAATATGAATAACTTAAAAGAAGAAATAGAAAGAATTAAATCTTTATTTAGTGAAGAAAGATTATATGGTAATTCAATTAATGAGACGTGTGATGACGAGGAAGAGGCTAAAACTTTTTTAATGAGTAAAGGTTATTCTGTTTATGATTTAAATAAAACGGCAGAGGAACAGAAAGAAATGTGTAAATTCCCTTCAGATAATTTAGATTGTGTAACAAAAGCCTTAAGAGATAATAACATAAAATATTCCCAGTTTGATCATGAAGGTAAATGTGTTATAACAGTATCCGATTCATCAAGTGATGAAGATAAAACATATATGTTTGTGAATAAAAATAATGAATATGCTTATCTTAAAATTTTTAATACCCCTAAAACTTTTAAAACATTAGATGATACTGAAACTATAAAATATAAACAAGTAGAATTTAGGGGTGAGTTCATTTGTGTTGGTGAAGGTATACAAGTGGAAGGGAGTTGGGTTAGATTTTTAAAAGATGGGTCGACTAAATGGGAAGAAGTAAAAAGAGGTAAAAATCTTAAGGTTTCGTTGACGTTAACAAATATACAAAAATAAATAAAAATGAAAAATTTAAATGAAGAAATAAAAAGAATGAAATCATTATTCGATGAGAGTCGTTTATATGGTAACTTAAATGAATCTACAGGTGGTAGGTTTGGTTGGTTAGATGATTTATTTAGTGTAATAGATGACGCCCATGCAAGTAAGGGTATGAAAAAATGGAGTGAATTTTCTATGACATATAAAAATGCGGATGAATTTTTAAATTTAGTTAAAAGAAATCCCGATTACGTAAAATTAATTGACGAAGACTTTCCTACATATATTGGTAAACTAATAGATGAAATAGCTACTACAGGTTCTGTAACCAAAAGAACTACAGATTTATTATCTGATGGTTATATGAAATCTATTTTGGATACATTTAGAAAAAATGGTGCAGATATTACAATGGATATTAACTACAACGGTATTAATAAAAGCATAAGTCAGCACATACAAGACGCTTGGTCAACTAGCACTCAAAAACAAATGATAGATGACCTTCAAACACAAATATTAAAAAGGATTGAGAGTGAAGCCACTTGGCACCCAGATGTTAATGTAGAAGAAATTTTTAGTGACATTAGGAGTCAATATGGTGATGAAATAAAATTATTAAAAACATCTGATACGTCAGATGATGTAATAACTAAAACTATTAATACTATTAACGGCATAAAATTGTCTAAAAATATAGACTATGCAAAAGTTATGAAAAAGATGGCAGATGATGCCGCAAGGATTGGTGCGAAAGAAGATATTGGTAAATTACACGCCGAATACGTAAGTATGGTTAGAGATTTAAAACGGAGGTATGCGACTAAATTAAATAAAATTATTGGTGGTGATATAAACCCTAAAAAGGCTATATTTACACCAGATAACCCTATTGTTAGTAGATTGGCAAAAATAAAGGCTTGGGAAAACACTAAATTAAGTGAAGATAGAATTATCAGATTATTAGGTGATTTTGATGACGATAGAATAATACCACTTTTAAATACAGAAGGTTTATCGGATTTATTTCTTTTAGGACAAGGTAAAACTTTACATGCTTTTATTAAAAAGTGGTCTGCAGGTGGTAAACTACTGAAAGATACCAAAACCAGATATAAGCTTTTTATATATGGATACTCAATTGCCCAAAATTATCTGATTTTTTACGTACTTACGGATCTTTGGAAGATTATATGGAATAATATCCCATTTTTAGGTGGATTATCCCCAACTGAAAAACTATATGAAAATCAGGAAACTTACATTTTTAATTTTGGGGGTACGTTAAGTTCTGAGTGTTATGAATTAAAAGGATATGAAGACGGTACTTCTGAAAAAAGTATAGAAACTAAATCTGGTGTCTATAAAGAAAAAAATGAGTATATACTATGGGTTAAAAAACAAAGAAGACAAAATGGAGATGAATGGTTTCCTGAAAACTTTTGTGAATATTTTATATGTAAAGATGGAAAACCTGTTAGTGTTAGTTGTGCGAAATATTCACCTTTGGTGGGGGAAGAAGGTACATTAGGTGATAAATATGAAACAATTGATAATATTGGTAATAGCATTGAAGAAATTAAGGACTATGTTTCAGATTCATTAATTAATAATAAAATTCCAGATCAGTTTGACAATATTATGGACAGTGTAAAAGTTAAGTATGATAATCAAAAAGAAAACTTTATTGATTCTGAATTTTTTAAAAAATTAACCCCAGAACAACAAAAAAAATTGTTAGAAGCTTTAGATGAAGAAATAGAAGAAACTGCAAATACTATGACGTCAGAAGAAGCAGGTATGGACTAGTAATGTTAGTTTTATTTACAAAAAAAATATTTTAACTATATTTATTATAAAAGTTTTATATTATGGAAAATACAATGGATCCAAATTTCGTACCTGATGAATATAAGGTACCTTATGATGTTATAGAATTACCCTCACAGGGTTTATTATACCCCAATAAGAAAAGTAGTGTTAAAATAGAATATTTAACCGCTATGGATGAAAATGTTTTATCTTCACCAAATATATTAGGCACAGGTAAAGTATTAGATGTTTTAATAGAAAGGAAAGTAAAAGATTTGGGGTTCCCTGTTGATGAATTATTAGAGGGAGATAGACTAGCAATCATAGTATTTTTAAGAACAACTGCTTTCGGTGTAGAATATAAACAGGCAGTATTAAACAGTAAAAACGAAGTAGTTGAGGGTACTATAGATTTATCTAAACTTGAACAAAAAAAATTAATTATAAAACCAGATGAGAAAAACGAGTTTGACTTTGTTTTACCACAAAGTAAAAAAAACATAAAGTTTAGGTTTTTAAATTCTAAAGATGAAAAAGATATTTTAGAAAAAGATGAATTTACTAAGAAAAAATTCAATACTGAAGTTTCATTTTACAGTACTTTAAAATTGGGTAAAATGATTATGGAAATTGATGGGAATAGAGATAAAATGGCAATAACTAATTTTATCGAAAAAAAGATGACTATTATGGATAGTAGAAAATTAAATAAATATATTTCTGATAATGAACCAGGATTAAAATTTGAAACAATTGCGCGGACTGAGGGGGAGGAGTCCGTAAATTGCTTTCTTAGACTGGGAAAATCTTTTTTCTGGCCTGAATTCTAATTATATATCATCAATAATAAAAGAAGTTTTTCATTTAGTTAAATATGGTAATTTCACATATAGTGACATTATGATTATGCCTACATATATGAGAAGAAACTTCCTATCACAACTTTATCCTGATAACGAATAGAATTTTTTTATTTTTCTAAATATTTATTAATAAAACTAATGTAATGAATATAAATGAGCATAATAAACTAATTGATGAAATTATAAGTGAGATAGATTATATTTTAGAAAATAAAAGTAAAAAACCAATTAATGAGTTTATTGGTTTAATTAAGACAGGTGTACAACTATTTGGACCCAAAATAGTTAATTCTATTTTGGATGCTGGTGGTACAGAATTTTTAAAACAAAAAATTAAAAACAATCTTTCATTAAAAAATATTAATGTATCTAGAGAAATTAATGACTTATTAAACACTAGACCTTCAGTTGTTGATGTAGACTCTGAGGTTGAAAAACAAAAAAGAATATATCAAGATATTATAAATAAAACATCTGGTAATTTTTCAGATGAGTATGATAGTAGTGACACATATAGTGATATAGAATATGGGTACAGTGAAATTAAGATAAGATTTAAAGACGATTTTAAATTGGAATTAGTTGCAGATGTTAATAAAAAATATGATTTAAATTATAAATATGGACAAAGAGATAAATTTAATGTATTGACTACTAAAAAAACTTCTCAAGGGTACATACTCAACTTAGATAATAATGACTTACAAAGAAATGTTAGTTTGTTATTATATATAGACAATTTTAAAACTTCTGGTCAATTAAGGTGTAGTTTACAATTAACATACAGAAATGGTGCATATAATGGAAATAGAGTTTCTGGTGATATAGAAATATTAAGTTTAAGATAAAAATTATAAAATAATAGTATGTCAGTACAAGATGCAATAGATATTCTTTATGGTACAAAAACAGGTGATAAAGATGATGCTAGAAAGACACTAGAAAATTATGTTTTAAAATCTACAGAAGATCTTGAAGACGCACAAAAAAGAGTAAATCAACAATATAAGAAATCTAGTGACTTATCTAAATCAATTTTAGGTGATTGGGAAAATACAAACAATGTACTTAAATATGTCGCAAATCAACAATATTCTGTTTTAATAGATTCAGTTGCTTGGTTAAAAAATACTAAAGAACAATATATTTATGCAGAAGGTATTGCTAAAGAATATAAAAAATTAGGTAGAGATATAGGTTTAGGTGCTGCACAATCAAAAGCACTAGCAGACAGTTTTAAAGAATCATTACCCGCCTTTGCTAAGTTAGGTTTAGACGCTGATGATTTATCGTCAACATTAGAGTCAATTTCAGATAGTAGTGGTAGATTTAAAGGGTTTTTCCCCAAAGAAGATACCGAAAAAATGGCACAGATGATAGCAGGTTTAGGTATGTCATCTGAATCCGTAGGTGAATTAACTGATAGATTTGATTTAATGGGTGTTAGTGTTGCTAGAATGTATGAAGGTATTTCGGAAGTATATGGGGACTCACAAGCTTTAGGTTTAAACGCAAAAAAGGTTACTGATGTATTAGAAAGAAATTTTGCTTCGATGCAAAGAATGTCATTTAAAGGTGGGGTTAAAGCAATGACTGAAATGGCTAAATTAGCGGTAGATATGAGAATGGATGTTGCTGATATGTTAGGTATGGCAGATAAATTCTATAATCCTGAAGCTGCGATAGAAGCGGCAGCAGAACTACAATTAATGGGTGGAGATATTGCAAAGGCATTTGGTGACCCTTTTGAGGTTATGTATATGGCTAGAAATAAACCAGAGGAATTAGCTAAAAAACTCGAAGAGATGACTCAAAATATGACAGTATTTAATGAGGAAACTGGCGAATACACTTTACCTGCAGAGGCTAAACAACAATTAACATTTATGGCAGATAAATTAGGTTTATCAAAAGACAATGTAATTGATATGGCTTACCAAACGTCAAAACTTAAAGATATAAAATCTGC